ATTTTTTGATAACTTGGAGGAACTATCATCAGGTGGTAGTGTCCCTCTTGCTCCAGATGGAGAACATAACGCAAAGGTTATTGCTACAGACAAATACAAGTCTAAAGCAGGTAATCATACGCTAAAGGTTACATTTCAATTAGATGGCGGTAAGTATCGTGATCATAATGAATGGTATAACCTTTGGGCTACTAATGAAGAAAACAAAAGAATTAGTACGGAGATATTTACCAGGCTTACAAAGGCTGTTGGTTTTAAGAAGTATCCAGAGAACCATAGCGACTTTGTTGGTAAAAGACTGGTGTTGAAGACTGAACAGATCGAAGATCAGTTCCAAGGCGACAATGGAGTGGTAAATACTAAGAAGACTAAGATCCGATTGTATCTGCCAGAAGCTGATTCTGAAATGAGTCCACCAAAGGAAATGATCCCTCCTTTTTAATCTAAGGGATAAAATAAAGGGGCTTTATGCCCCTTTTTTATTTGTTTTGTACTAAAGCGTAAATCATTAGTAGCAGTATGCCTAACACGACATAGAAACTTATATCCATTACCGCTCCTCTAATTCTTTAATCAAACGATTAAGATACCATACGGATTTTTTAAGATCCTCTATGTTTCTACCCTTATGATCCTCTCTCCAAATGTACTTAATTGCTGCAGCTTTTAGATAGCCTTTAAACTCTTCTCTAGACAAAGCGGCCTTAATTGCATCTATACATTCCACGGATCCTGTTCGGTAGTGTGCCGGGTGGTTTACATTATCTGTCATTTTTTTTATCCTCCATTATGTTGTTGTGCATATTTAACCAGTCAATATCCACTTCTTTTTTACGACTATCAAAGTAATACATAATAGAAGCGTGAGTGTGTCTCCAAGCTTTATCTATTATGTTGTGTATTTTTCTCCAGAACCTCATAGTATTTCTTCATGATGTAAAGCTATAAGCTGTTTAACTATTTCACCTGTAGTAACCTTTCTTCTAGCCTCTTTAGAATAAAAAGTTCTTATTGCGGTAAGCTTTTTATTTGTTTCTGGATCTACTTTAAAAGTAACTAATTGTGTGTTTTTACCACTTTCAAATTTTAACTTTGGCATATTATTCCTCTCTGTAGAAATTACCAGTATCAAGCTCTACAACATTAGGACTGTTATATATTGTTGCTGGTTGACCATTTAATACCTTGTTGTACTCCTCTAAGTAATCACTTAGATAGTTCCAACCTACTTCCATGTCGGTATGGTTCATCTTAAATACTTTGTTTGCAAAGGGTACTTTCTTTTCCTGTGCTACAAATACAAAATCATGCACCTGGAATCCTGCAGCTTCAAAGCCACGTTTATACCATGCTGCTTGAAGATCATAAGAATATCGTCTAACAGAGTTTGTAAAGCCCCTGACAGAACAATCGCTAGTAGTCTTATAATCTACAAGCACTACGGAGTTGTTTGCTTGTGGCATATCAAACGGATTTAAAACAACATCTGCTCTAGTTTTACAAAGCAAACCTTGTTCATACCAATATATTGATACCTCATAGGGTGAATCTAAAACCTGGGGAAAGTCTTTATCTGGATTTAGATAAGCACTTGATTCAGGTACTAAGCTACCTTTCATACTATATATAGTATCTTTATCCTTCTCATTAATGACAGTTAGACCTTTGTCAAGACTCTCTTGTTTTAATAGTTTATTTGCATTGGTATATGGAGATCCACTTATACAGACAACATCTGTAAAGAATGCACCCTCTCCCTCTACAATTAATGAATGTGCAGCAGATCCAAAGTTCATGGCTGAAGTTGGTTCAATAACCTCTTCAAGTGCATGAAGCTGACTCTGACTAAACCTTCTTATATTAGATGAAGATATACCAGGACCGTTATGATAGGCTTGGTTATCTAGGTTTGGAAAGTAGATAGCATCTCCAATCTGTTTGTGAGGATAGTCCTCTAACATATCTGGTACTTTCATGATGCCTCCTTCCTTACGCTACTGGTAGCTTCTTTAACTAACTTCCTGCCATCTTTTACGCTTGGAGCACAATCTAGTGCCATTTGGGTAAAGAAAGAGATACCGAACCATACTAATTCTGGAACTCCTAGGTTTTGTGCATTCTCAGTTGCATCTAATAAATCCTCGTATAAACGAGCACGGAGTTTGTCATTCTTATTTACACTCATGATGCCTCCTTAGATTTAGTAATATTATCTACTGCTGTTTGCAGTTCTTTAATAGCAACACCACATTGCCAAACAAGGTAATTAATTTTATCTTGCTCTATTTGTTTTTCTAAGTCTTCCTTAGATGGATTTGTAATACCGATAACTTCATCTAAGATATCAGTTACGTTTACTTCTTTTTTACTCATAATTTACTCCTCTATGTGTATAGTTGGTATATTATATTAATTTATGTATAATGTCTACTATGCGTAACAAAGTAAATTACATAAAGAAACTAAGAGAGGTAAAATAATGAGTAAATCAAACAATCTTTATACAATGATGAGACTTTCCTATGAACAAGCTGTAGATGATTACAACGATAAAAAAGTTGATTCGGTTCTATCAGCATATAAGAAATACCATATTATTAATGTTGGTATGGAAGCTTGTGATCCCCAGGGTGAAATAATTAATTTCTATGATGACGATAATAGACAGGAAGCTATGCTATGAAAGTATTAAGTCTATTTGATGGTATGTCTTGTGGTCGTATTGCATTGCATCAACTTGGCATACCTGTAGACAAATATTATGCAAGTGAGATAGACAAGTATGCTATGCAGGTTAGCCAAGCTAACTATCCAGACATCGAGCAAGTGGGGGATATCTGCAACTTAGATCCAGAAGATTATAAGGACATAGATCTTATACTTGCCGGATCTCCCTGCCAGGGATTTAGTTTTGCTGGTAAACAGTTAGCCTTTGATGATCCTAGATCTGCATTGTTCTTTGAGTTCATACGATTATTAAAAGAAATAAAGCCAAAGTATTTCTTATTAGAAAACGTAAGAATGAAAAAAGAGTTCTTACAAGTTATATCTGAGCAAGTATCAGAGTGTTATCCAGAGATCCCTTTTGGTATTGAGCCAATATTTATCAATAGTTCTCTCGTATCTGCTCAATCCAGGCAAAGATATTACTGGACTAACATACCAGGGATCAAGCAACCAGAAGATAAAGGCATAGTTTTAAGAGACATATTAGAGGATAACTTTGATAGTGATAGAGACAAAAGTTATTGTATTGACGCAAATTACTCTAAAACAGGTGCAAAACCCCATCATTACAAAGATAAATACCGAAGACAGTTGGTAAATAAACCAATCAAAGTAGGTATGAATGTAGAAGAAGTAAAGGTTAGGAAGCATGAAGTCAACATATCTGGGCTACAACATCTATTAAGAGATATGAAGAAAGAGTCTGGTAAAACAAACAAACAGATAGCTGAAGAGACTAATATGCCAGTAACAAAAGCTGAACATTGGTTTAGAACTGACAGTAGCTTTGCAATACCTGGGGATAATATATGGCTAAAACTTAAGGAAGTATTGGGTATTAAAACAGATGTCTTTGATAAAGAAGTTATGGAATTTGTCTATCGTGATGGTGTTTACGAAACAAAACAAAGAGTTTATAGCGAAAATGGTAAGTCTCCGACAATCACAGCTAGTAATACCGAGCAATACATAGAGACTAAAAAAGAATATATATCAAAACAATCAGTTGAAAAGTATGTTGAAGATGTAAACGCAGTGTTTAATGATCCATATAATAAAAAGACTGTTAAAGGAGATAAATCAACAACCCTTAGAACAAACAGTAGCAATGGCAATATGTGGGTAAATGAAAAAGCAATTAGAGAAACAAAGCCCAAACAAATAGGCATAGCAACAGACATCAACGGACATGACATACTCAAAAGAGTCTATAGTCCAGATGGTAAGTCTCCTACAGTAAACACGTGCCAAGGTGGTAATCGTGAGCCAAAGGTAGTTACTGGTGGTGCATTTCGTGGTAGAGCCTATGAT